GGCGCAACAGGCGATGCGCTTGAACGCATCTGGCTGGCGATAAGGCCGCCGGTGTTGCCGATTGCCTGACCGTTGTTCTGGATGGCTTGCTGGTTCTGCAAAGTCGAATAGGACGAAGTCAGCGATGGGGCAAGCGGGTTGTCGCTCTTGGGCATGACGTTCTGTGGCGATGTCATGCCGTTCATCATCTGGTTCGACATCTGGTTCGGGTTTAAGCTGTAGGGGTTCATGCCGGCCATTACTTTTTCTCCTTGCGTTTAGCAGCTTCTTCGTCCCACATGCGTTTGTCGTTGGCCCACTTCTCAGGGACGGAGAAGTAACGGTCGCCCATCTTGATAATCGTAGCACCGCGTGCCTTCTCACCCTCTTCGGCTTTGTCCCACGTTTCGTGGCTTTTGCCCTTCAAAACGATATAGCTGTCAGGCGGCAGCTTGTACTTCTGCCGATCCTGTTTGCTGGCACGGGTGACTGAACCCCAGTGCCCTTCATTCTCACCTGTGCCGGTCGGGCCGAGGCCGCCGCGCTTGGCGGTATCGTAATCGTAATCGGAACCTTCGGGATCGAACTTCGGCATCTCAATACCCCATCTCACTGTCAAGTATGCCGAACGACAAAACCGGTGCGTTGCCTCGGGTCATCTTCGTTCTGGCTTCAGCCTCTGATTGCGTCTTAGCGTGACGGCGCATCATCATGGCGTATCGGGTTGCAGACAGCAAGTCGTCGGTCATCTTGACGATCATGCCGTCCTTGCGGTGGTACAGGCGGAACTCCTCGAACCACTCCTCCAGATGAGCGAACACGCGCAGGCGATGCGTCTGCATACGTGCCAGCATCTCGGCCACACCGGCCTCGACGCCGTTGCTGCCATCCTCGAATGTGGCGCGGTCCTTCAGCATGGCCAGACCTTGTGCCTTGTACTGGGCAGCAAGCTGTTCGCCGCTACCCTTATCACGTTGCAAGCCGTCATGCGGCCAAGCGACTGGCACCCAGTCGCCGCGTGCCTTGATGCCGGCGGCGTGGATCACGATCGATTGGTCCTTCACCCGGTAGCAGTCGGTCACGTACAGCACATCGGCGTCGCGATCCCATGCCATCCAGACCACAGCGGTCGGGTGGTCGATACCGAAGTCCAGACCAATGATGCGCGGCCAGTGCGGCGGGATCGGGAACGCGGTCACCTTGATCGCGTCTTCGGCGATCGGGAACACACGCCCACTGCCCAGAATCGGGATGCCCTTCGCACGCGCTTCGCGCTCATGCTCTGGGTAGCTGGCGATAATCGCATCGCGCTGCTCTTGCGTGTAATGCTCCGCATCGTTGATCGTCATCGTCGTGACGGTCGAACTCTCGGGCTTGTCCAGCAGGAACCGCTTCACCACCTCGGACATGCCGAGTAGTGGCGTGAACGTCACGAACACCAGACCGCCGGTGGCGTTGGTACGCGTCAAGCCTTCGGAGTAGATCGACAACGGTGGTTCCTCATCGAACCAGACGTAGTCAACCGTGTCGGCCTGCCACTTCGTGCGACCTTGGTCGTAGCTGTTGAACTGAATCACGCTGTCCTCGCCACAGACGTGGCGAACGACGATGCTCGACACCGCATCAGCGACCCCGTGCTTCATGCTGGTGTCTCGCAGGTTCGCATGCGGTATCGCACCGGTGCCCCACTCTTCCCTGATCTCTGGCGGACCCAGCAGCAGACGCTGCACACCCTTGCGGGTCAGTTCAGCCGATTCGGACCCGACCATGCCGCGAGTCGCGTAGGGGAACCGCTTGCCAGTCCACCAGCTCGGGTAGATGCCGGTCGCGTGCATGGCGACCTCGAATGCACCGGCCCATGTCTTGCCAAGCTGGTTGCCTGCCATGAACAGGCGTTCGCGGAACTCCGAACCAACGTCGTGGAACTCCATCTGCTTCGCATACGGCTTGTATGCGGTCAGCTTGTTTCGCTTGGCCCTGATGTCCTTCAGGCGCAACAGCTCGTACAGCTCACGCTTCTCGGCATCATCCAGCTTCGACAGATTCATGCCGGCGAGATTCATCGCATCGCCTTTTGCAGCAAAGCACCCAGCCGCTGGTCAAGCTGTTCGCTGGTCAACTCCAGACTGCCGGACATCTTGACCTCGACGGCTTTCAGCTTGGGCTGCGTGTAGTTCAGAATCTCAGACAGCATGCGAACACGCACGTCAGCATCGAGGTCGTACCGACGTGCTTGTTGACCCGTGACCGGGTCCATGACTGCTTCACCGTTCTCATCGACCAGTGGTCGGCCTTTGAGAATGCGTGCGAACTCGACCGCTGGGTCGAGACCCTCTTCGACCAGCGCCTCAGATACGGCCATGAGGTTGATCTTCAACGGTCGTTTGCTGCTCTTGTTCGTTGGATAGCTGCGACCGACCTTTGGCCCATGCGTCATCAAGTCTTCTGACGACGCGAGCTTCGGCGGTGCGCCATTCAGTTCAGCGAGTCTCTTTGCTCCGCTTGCCATCAGGTTCTTCCCATCGCCTTGCGAACAAGGCCCGTCTTGGCCGTCTTCGCTGATTCCTCGAAGTCGGCTTTAGACGGGGCACCCTTGCTGCCGGGTTTGCGCATGCGTTCGCCCGAACCGCCAGCAATCCGTTCGCGCTTTGCGTTGATGTTTGCGTAGAGGCCGGGCTTGTTCATGATTACACCTTGCCGGGGATTTCGCCGCCTTGAAAGCCGGGGATGTTGCCCTTCATGCCGCCACCCTGCTTGGACTGAGTGGTGTTCATGCCGGGCATGGGGACAGAAACCTTGCCGGGGATTTCGCCCTTGCCTTGGGTCTGATTGCCGCCGCCGCCGATTGGCGCACCGGATTTCAGTTTTTCGCCGACTGCACGCATGGTGTTGCGGCTTTCTGGGTTTGAGTAGTTTTGCATGTGAATCTCCTTATCGCATCATGTTGGGGTTCATTGGGCGTTTTGCTGCTTCTTCGTTCCACATGGATTCCTCATCGGCTTCCATATCTTCGTCCATCTCCTGATCCATGATCAGACCTTTGACGGCTTGCATTGCGTCCTCGACGTTGTCGAACTCCATTGTTTCCATTTCTTCGTCGGGACTCTCGGCCATAACGGAAACGCGCCCGTCGTCGGCAACTTCGATTGTGATTCGTTCCATTACGGCGCTCCTGTGAATGTGAAAAAAGCCGCTGAAGTAGGCGGCTTTTGTGGCGAGATGCGAGAAAAATGCGGACGCACCCCTGCCCAAAAAATTGTAAATTTCATTTTTGATAGCGTCAAGCGGTAATTTCAACTTATTTTTGGCCCGACAAAAACTTCCTACTTTTTGTAGCGTTGCACAAATACAACAGACTTTTTAAATTATTTTCGATTCAGTGCTTGACATGACCTGTCAATGTCAATACGATGGGAACCGTAGTAGATGCATTCAGTAGCGCCGCGAAGGAACCAGCGGGATACAAAAAGGGAACCACCGGAGTTCTGATCTAGGCGTGATGAGCGCAAGGGACCACCGGCAGACCGCTTAGACCTGTGCCGTAAGTGCAGCGAGTGCGAAACGATCGAAAGGCTAGCGTGCTGGCTTTTCGCGGCGTAACAGGCTGCCGACAAATGCCTGACCAAACGAAGGGGATCAACATGACTACCAAAGAAATGCAGTGCTACGGCTGCGACATCGAACAGTTCGTCGCCAGCGTCACTTCTTGCATCACCTACAAATTCAACGGCGCAAACATGGTCATCGCCGGCCTGATGTCAGACGCTCAGGAAGCAATGGCGTTCGGCGACACCGAAAACGCACGGCAATCTCTGAACCGCGCCAAGTACCTGTTGTTCAAGGTTATGGACGGCCAACTCATCGGCACCAAGGAGGGTTAATCATGGAAATCATCATCAGGGCCAAAGACGTTTACGGCGAACGGAAGTACTACCCGGTCTGCGAAACAGCAAAACTGTTCGCAAAAATCGCAAACACCAAGACGCTGACCGTCGCAGTTCTCGGCAGCATCAAGGCCATGGGTTACAAACTGACCATCGAAGTTACTGATCTGGAGCTTGTATGAAATACAAAATCGATTTTGACGACGGCGACGACGATCGCATGCCTTGCTGGGTTGTACTCGAACGGATAGGTGACGGGGTGTACAACATCCTCGACCGTTGTTTCACCGAAGCCGAGGCCGAGTCGTTTGCCCGTGCTTACAACGCTATCGAGCTTTACGAAGCCAGCGCCTACTGATGAGACCGGGTGGTACCGGTCGAAACCGCCCCCGGGCGGTCTAGGAAACCCGTGCTGCCCGGTTGGCAGTTTCTTTTTAGGAGATACACATGTCACACGAACTCACTACCCACGCTGATGGCCGCGTCGAATTTGCTTATCTGGCTTCGGACGGCACACCGTGGCACGGTCTTGGCCAAGCACTGGCAGACGGTACCAGCCTTGACGACTGGCGCGTTGCCGCTGGCATGGACTGGAAGATTCGCCGCAGCGAGATTCGCTACGCTGTTGCACGCGACGCATCGACCGACAGCCTGATCAAGCTGCCTGACCAGCACGTTCTGTTCCGCAGTGACAACAACGACGCGCTCGGTGTTGTGTCCAAGCGTTACCAAGTCGTTCAGCCCGGTGAGGTTCTGGAGTTCTTCCGCGACATCGCCAAGGCAGGCGGTTTGGAACTGTCAGCAGCCGGTACGATCTACGGCGGCAAGCGTTTCTGGGCCACGGCCAAGATCGGCGAAGCTGCACCGACCTCGATCGCTGACACGATCGGCGGTTACCTGCTGATCTCGACCAGCGCCGACGGCAGTCTGGCAACTGAGGTGCGCCGCACCACGGTTCGTACAGTCTGCAAGAACACGCTGGCCATGGCATTCGCTGATGCTAAAGCTTCGGTCAAGGTTTCGCACCGCTCGGTGTTCAGCCCTGATCAGGTCAAGGAGTTCATGGGCCTGAACGAAGCTGCATGGGAAGCTTTCCGCCACAACGTGACTCGCCTCGCAAACGTCGATGTTCACGAAGAAGAAGCCGGTGACTTTGTTGCCAAGCTTCTGGGTGGTGGTGAGAAGGTCCGCGAGTCAGCCGGGTTCACGAAGATTCTGGACCTGTTCAACGGCTCCGGCATGGGTGCTACGAACGACGGCGTGTTCGGTACAGCTTGGGGCCTGCTCAACGCGGTCACAGAGTACGCTGATCACCACGTCCGTGCCCGTACCGATCAGAACCGCTTCGTGTCCTCGCAGTGGGGCGCTGGTGCTGATCTGAAGCAGAAAGCCGCAAGCCTCTTGCTGGCTGCCTGACTGTAGCGTGCAGGGTACCTTCGGGTGCCCTGTGCAGTGCAGTTAGCACTACCGATCCAGCCGGATGCTGGTGTTTTTAGGAGATTCCCATGAAAGCAAATTCTCTCGATGTACTCGGCGGTGTCGTCGATCGTCTCGGTCAGATCAAAGCTCAACTGGCCGACCTGAAAAAGGAAGAAGCACGTCTCAAGGAAGAGCTGGTTGACAGCGGTCTGGCCGTGGTCGAAGGTTCGTTCTACCGGGTTGCCGTGACTGAATCCGAAGGCAAGGTTCTGGTGGACTGGAAGTCGATCGCTGAAAGGTTCAATCCCTCCCGTCAACTGATTAAGGCCAACACCAGCAAAGGCGAGGCTTACTTCACCATCCGCGTGTCGGCAAGGAAGTCATCATGAACTACATCAGACAGCTCGAAACTACGAAGTTCGAACTAAACGACATGATCATCACACGTGCTGAAAGGACGCAAGAGTTCCGCACGTATTTGCTGTCGTCGAAGTTCGACCCGATCCAGTCCGACGGATCACGCGGTGATCTGGTCGGCGTTACTGATGTCTTGAACTGGCTTCGGTACATCGAAGCCCCTGTCGATAATTAGGAGAACACCATGGTTGATTTCGAATTGCTGGACGCCGTCGAAGGCGACGTTGATCTGGACCCGTTCGAGTACTACAGTGTGTTGCAGGCCGCCATCAACGGCGGTACTGCATGGAGCTTGCAAGGTGCATACGGTCGTGAGCTGATGGCTGCGATCGATAACGGCTTTTGCATGCTCGGTACCAACGCGTGCAAGGACTACTGGGGGAACGTGATACCTGCCCGTGACGACGTGAAGCCCGGCACCAAAGGCAGCTACGAATACGTGGCGGCCAGAATGGGTGAAGCGTGGGCCGACACCATTAACGGGGGGACGGCATGAAAGACCCTGACAAGTGGCTTTACGTCACCTACGTTGTTGTGATGATCGTTATGTTGTTAGACCTGTTTGTGTGGAGGCCGGGATGAGAAAGATCAGAACCACAAGCGACGGATGCGTCAACGAAGGTGACGTTCTTTATCTGTCTGAAAGACCGAAAGAAGTTTTCCGCGTTCAAAGCATATACGGACCCGTAACCAGAACCATGGTTCGGGTAGCAACCGGTGGCAAGGCGATGCTTGCTGACATTGTCACCGGCACTTTGTACGACCCGAAGACAGGCCGATCAAACTCATACCATCTCTCAATCATAGGAAAAGTAAAATGACAATCACTATCCAACCAACGCGCGACTACCTGCTCCACTTTACGGTAAAGCCTGCCGGCGAAGACTTCAATCTAAAAATTGAATCTCAGTGGTGGGGCGCGGCAGACCGCAATGGACTGCAAACCAAGTTCGACGTGACACTGCCTGCGCATGAGTT